CTTGTAATATTAACAATTTAAAGAATTTCAATATTTCAAAATTCAAACTCATATCATAATAGCTATCTGGTAATGTCCCGGACACCCAATATATTGCTAAAAATAAAAAAGTAAGTGGAGTACCTTCGAATACAAACAAATGATTTAAAATTTCTTTTATATATAATTTTTCGTATAAAAAAATGCTTAATTGACTTGTAATATTCATTAGTAAACCTAGAAATAACCCTTTAAAATTTATTGAAATATTCATTCTTTTTATTATTTAGATATATTTATACATGATTTCACATTGATATTATCATTATTGTATTAAAAAAAACCACAACATGTATTTACGTTTTCACCTTCATAATTATTCAAGTTGCGTAAAAGTGTTAAGGCGTCGTCCCTTTTTTCAGGATTTATGCATAACATGTGTTCTTCGATCATATTCTTAATATAATTTGGACTTTTTATCCATGATCTTACTTCTCCTGGAAAATATCTTTTAGATTCGAATAATTCATATAACATTATTCCACATGAATAAATGTCTATTTTGTTTGAATAAGTAAAATTCATATTTTTACTTTTAATAATATCTACTAATTCAGGAGACATATATCTTCTTGTTCCAACATCACCGGTCCATTGGTCTTCTTTCTTTTCATTATTTTCGGGAGGATTATCTATATTTTCACTTGAAAGTGTACGTTTCATGTTTTCTAAATGATATAATCTTGACAATCCAAAGTCTGCAATTTTTGCCTTCTTCGATGTAGTTAAAAGAATGTTTGTAGGTTTTATATCTCTATGGATTAATGATTCAGGAATTCTATTATGAAAATATGCAAGCCCTTGAAATATATCTTTAGTAACTGAAATTTTTTGTTTTAGATTTAATCTCGGTGTGCAATCTAAAAGATTTTTTTCAGGTATATATTCCATAATAATTATAAAGGGTGAATCTATATATCCAAGAAATTGTACTATATTTGGATGATGTAATTTAGTCATAATTTCAATTTCTCTTATAAAAAGTAGTTTTTGTTTCTCTTCACAAATATCTTTATTAATAACTTTTGCTACAACAAGGGTTTCTCTCCATTTAGCAAGGTATACGTTTGAGAAAGAACCAGATCCAATCAATTTATCTTTAAATATAAATAATTCCCAAGGTGGTATTTCCCATTCAAGAAACGTTTTATTCTTAAATCTACTAAATTCTTTTGGTATTGAATCATAAAGCGTAGTATCTGTTTTAAAATTATCTACTGATTTTTTTAGATTATCACTGCATACAAACATTTTTATTATTAAAAAAATATTGTATTGTTCTTATTGTTCTTATCCTAGACTTACTTTAACATCTCCTTAAATACTTCTTTGATAGTAGTAACTGTCTTTACTTCAATTTTGTATTTTTTGAATTCTTCCCCTCTTTCTTCCATAATTTTATCTAAGTCCTTTTTGTTACCAATTGGGCAAAGAACCTTCTTGCATCCAGCATTAATAGCCCCGAAAATTTTGGATTCTAATCCTCCAATCTCTAGAACTTTTCCGGACAAATCAATCTCACCAGTAATACCAATAGTATTTTTAATTGCCTTTTCTGATAGAAGAGAGTATAGTGCAGTTGTGATAGCAGCACCAGCACTTGGTCCATCCTTAGGAGTAGCACCTTCTGGACAATGAATATGAATTCCCTGAAATCCATCATTTATCCACTTCTTTTCCCATTTTTCTTTCAGATCATCAGGAAGAAGTTTCCAAGATAATGTTTTGGCAACCTGCATACTTTCTTTCATGATATCACCCTGTCTTCCTGTTAACTCCAATCGCAATCTTACATCAGAAGGTACCCAAGACGCTTCGATAACCGTGATACCTCCAGTATCATTGCATGTAGCATATAAACCATTAATTTTACCAACGGTAGATTTTCTGTGAATCTTTTCATGTTGATAAATCCTTCGTTTCTTAAGATAATCATTTTCCAAATCCTTCTTACTAATTTTAAGTGGAAATTTGATTCGTTTTGATGTTAAATTACGCAAATTAATTTCACGAACAATATCGTACAAGATCTTCTTCAATTCTCGTACACCACCTTCATGAGTATAACTTTGTACAATCCATTCAACAACATCATCTGGGATTTCAATATCCGAATCATTAATTCCAACGTCATCGAAGATTGATTTCAATAAATATTTTTGTGAGATAATCACCTTTTCTGGCAATCGAAACCCTCTTGTTTTTAGATGTGTAATTCTGTCCATTAATACTGGATTGATTTGGTCAGCATCATTGTATGAGAATATAAATGTGGCCTTTGATAGATCAAAGTTAATACCAGCAAAATATTTATCTCTGAAATGATTATTTTGCGAAGGATCTACAAGATGAATAAGCAAGTTAATAATTTCATTTCCATGGTGAGTCTGACTTACTTTATCTAATTCGTCCATATAGATAACTGGATTCATACACCCAGATACAATAAGAGAATTAACAATTGCCCCCCAACGTGAACCTTCATAAGTATAACCATGACCTTCAAGGAAAGAACCATCTTGAATCCCCCCTAAAGGAATAGTAATGAAAGGTCTTTTTAATGCTTTTGCAAATCCTTTTTCAACAAGAGTTGTTTTACCATTTCCCATAGGTCCTTCAATTCCTAATACAAGACCATGAGGAGATTTGTTGGAGATTGTTTGTGCAATAAATTGCATGATCTTTTGTTTAGCATCTTCATGTCCATGAACTGCATCATCCAAACAATCACGCGTCTCTCCCAGAAAATTTTTGATAGTTGTCTTAGAAGACGATGAATTTACAGGAGTATCAACGCAATGCCCAAAAGGGATAGAAAGAACACCTTCCAACCATTCCCTAAATTTGGATGAATCTTCTTGTCTATTTTGTTGAATACGAGTTAAAATATCTTGTTTGCCATTATCAGGAATATCAGATAATAATACTCTATACATAAGAGGTTTATTACCACCTTCTCCACTATTCTCATATTTTTCAAATTCTTTTAGAATTTTGTTCTTTTGAGACTTAGAACATTTCTTAAATGAATTTAGATGAGCAGTAGTACCTTCGTGAGACTTATATTTCATCATCTTAATATATTTCTCAAGTTTTTCCAATTTCTTCTTTTCCTTAATCCTTACTTTTTTGCTATTTTCCTTCTTGTTTGATTTATTCTTTTTATCATTGTTTTTTCTCTTTTTGGTAGTTTTAGATGATTTTTCCTTAGAATCTTCTTCATCTGTATCTTCATCGTCGTCTGTATCTTCATCATCGTCTGTATCATCATCATCATCGTCGTTATCATTTTCGTCTTCAGAATCATCACCATCATCTGTATTTTCTTCCTCTTCTTCATCAGAAGAATCAAGATGAAATGAAGAATCACTGTCTTCTTCTTCAAAACTACTCTCTGATTCTGAATTATATTCATAATCAGAATCGTCCGATGAGTGATAATCTTTCTCAGAATTGTCAGAATCAGACCCTTCATCATCGGATTCGACCTTCAACTTGCTTTTCTTGTTTAAATTTTTAGATTTGTTTTGTTTAATATTGTTGATTATGACTTTCAATTCTTTAATCTTAGAACTGATGTGTTTTCTGATATTTCTGTTATGATCCTTTTTAATCCACGAAAGTAAATCTTTTACAACTTCTCTATGAATTTTCATAACATATTTATGTAACTCTTTCGTATCTTTTGGAGATTTTCCTTCAATCTTAAGCAGTGGTTTCTGTTTTAGAAGAGTCCTCAAAAATTTTATCAAAATTCTTTTACTTCTTTGAAGATTGTTTATCTTAATATTTTGAAGAATCGCATCTAGAGTATCTAGAGTGAGAGAACAAGTCGCATAGAGTGAATCAATCATTTCACCAGCCATAATTCCTTATAAGTGTGTATACTATACAAATTGTAACGAGATCATTTTTTTATTCAATAAATAAAAATAAAAAAAACATTCAATACTTTATCTATATGATGCATTTTTATACCCACATTTTGATTTTAAATGAATTATACTTGCGGTAGTAAGTTTACATTCAAGATCGTCAATAGAGGTTTTCTTTATTTCTCCGTTATCATCACTGTAAAATACTGTACGAACACCGCATTTTCTTATAACATTTCTACAATAAAGACATGGTTTTGCATTTGCAAGAATGTATTCATTATTTACTTTCTTCCATCGTACACTCCACAATGCCGCTTTTTTTAATCTATTTTTATTTTTAAATTTATATATAGCGTCAATCTCGGCATGTCTTGTAACTGCATTTTTACATAATTTTGAACATCCTGCTAATCCGGATGCTCCAATACTTATTGGTTTACCTGATATAACAAGTGCTGCATAATGAGTTGGTAATCTATTTGGGGAGTTAGCGTTGAACTACTATTGAGAGATGCTTCTCAAAATAAGAGTACAATGCTGCTAAAATCTTGTTCTGTCGAGTCATATTTACTATTCACAAGAGGTATAATCTTATATACTTTCAAGATCATTTTTATGTTACAGAATAATTTAAGTATAGAAGTAATATATGGATAGGTTGCGTTCTTTTTCTAAATTATCAAAAGTGTCTAAAATAAAACCAACTGTTAATCTTGTTATAGGGTTTATAGGTTTCATTCTAATATTTGTATTCATAGCTTTGCATTTGTATTATTTACCAAGTACATCTGGTTGCGACAATACTAATAAAGAATTATCATTTTTTATGTATGGTGGGCTGACCTGTTTTATATTATTATCAATTTACATAATAGCTATTGACAAATATGAACATAATACGTTAGCATATATATTATTTTTCATATTTATGTTGTCTGTTATGATAGGTTTTTTCAAATTTATTCGTTGTAATAAATCAAATGATCACGTCTCTTTATATTTGAAGAAATATCCTTTTGTACAAAGAATAATAGAACATTATAAGAAAAGATCATTTAACAACATACCTATAAATAGGTGCAAAACCTACCATACTGGCAAATACTATCTTGCAAAGGATATAAGATGTGATGCTTCGACGTGTAAGGATTCAGATTCTACATGTGATATGAAAAATGGTGCTAAAGTTGTTGATTTTTATATAGCATCAAGTAATCAAAGTTGTGCATTTCAAATAGCTGGCGGAAACTATGTAAGTGAGGAGATGTTACGTGCAGTTTTGGTAGGAGGTGCAAGATTAATTGATATTGATTTATATACAAATATTACAAATTCTGGTGCGTATCCTATTGTTAAATCAGAATGGGGACAAAGAAAATCGCTTAATAGTATTTGTTTTGAGAGATGCTTGGAAGTAATATTAGAGGAGGCGTTTAAACGTCATAAATTGAATGATCCTTTATTTTTACATCTCAATATAAAGGATTATAATTTAGAAATGATGGATCGGGCGGCGGAATTTATTGTGAATGCTTTTCCAACAAATATCTTGTTAGACCCTTCTTTTCATTATGAGAGAGGGCAACCTATAACTGGTGGAGAGGGTTCATATTCTGAATTACCTATTTGCAATTTTTATAATAAGGTAATAATTATAGTAAGTGGAAACTGTAAACATACTAAACTTGATGAGTTAGTAAACATGCATACAAAATATGGGACCATAAAACAGGCAAGAATAATAGATTGGGAAGATGCAAAAACACCAGATAACAAATCAGATTTTATAACAGAAAACATGACGATGTTTACAATTGTAAGACCAAATCCTTATAATCTGAATACAAACCCGGAGGATTCGTGGACGTATGGCTGTCAGGCTCATCTTATGAATTATGGGAATTTAGGGAATATAATGAATCTTCACGATGCATTCTTCTCGACAACAAGTCTCGTAATGAAGGATATAATATTACAAAAGTCGAGAGAAGAAGTTGGAGAAACCAAGGAAGCGGTTGGATATACTCAAAATGAAGATAGTTAAAAATGATATTGTAAAGTACTTGAATACGTTAGATACAAACATAACTAGAGATTTTGGTAAACATAATAGAATTAGATAATAGAATGGATTCTGTAAGATATTTAGATAAAAACATTACTACTCAATTGAACAATATGAATTGTCCAAATATTGTATTTCGAAATATTTTCCTATATTGTCCTCATACAACAAGACCGGAGATTCCAAATCTCCAAGAAGATTTATACAAAAGTATATTAATGCTTGGTAATAGTAAAAGACCTAAAATCTCAGATGGTTTGGAGCTTTTGTTTAATATCTTTGGGAGTTATAAAAAAGTAGCGGATTTCATAAATTTGATTTATAAAGATAAGGAATTTAGACATGAAATATTTAATATTCCGTTAGAAAATAGAATTCTAACTTATGGAAAATATGTACATTTCAGACATAATTTGCTAAGATCTGGGATTATAAACAAATGTATTTAATCAAAATTAATATAGAATGAGCTTTCTACATTATTATTTATCGATACCGGTTGATATTTGCGATATTCTTTTGGAATAATTTGATATATAACATATTTTTGTCCACGAATATATTTTTCCCTTGACGTTACTGTCCTATCGAAAATCTTAAGTATTTGTCTTAATATGGTTATGCAATTTTTTGGAGACAAATCATTTAAATATGTTCTTGCTTTACAAGGAATGTAAAAATATTCTAATTTTTCCTTTAGCTCATATATTTTTTGTACAGTGCCGATAACTTCTAGGTCTTTTTTTGAGAAATTTGTTGTATCGTATATTGATTTTAAACCAAACGCACGTAAAACTTCTGTGCACATTTCTTCGGTCGGTATATTTTTAAAAAGTTGGTTTTTTGTCATTTTTACACCTATTATTTATAAAAAATATTTTTTTTCCTGCACAGTCTCGAATTATTACGATTTTAATCAGATTCTGTCCACCATCTATTTGATAAATATGGGATACCAGATTTCTCACCGTTATTTGATTGAATGGATTTGAAATTGGGTCCATTTCTTACAGATGAAAACACACATGTTTTGTTAAAAATCAATAGTTGGACT